TATATAATAAGGTACAGGGAAGACATTTCTGTCTTCCCTGTTTTCGTAAATTTTTCGCCTGACGGCGAAAGTAGTCTGGCAAGAGCCTAAAAGTGGTCAAACATTGCTTAATTTAATTTTGCATACAAATTTTGTTGTTAATTTTATAGTTAAATTTGAAATAAAGTTTGTAAGTATCAAGAAAAAAACATAATTTTGCAGCAATAAACAATAAACCATTCAAGTTTATATTCAACATGAGCAATACAACAACCATTTATACAACTTATCAAGCTGACGGCAGTTCGGTCGTAGCCATACAAGACAAAGACAAAGAACGGATTGCTTTCGCAGGAGTTGTCAGCAAAGCTAACTTTTTCAAAATTAGCACTGCTGACAGATTGAAGGAATTGATGACACGTGCCATAAACAACCGCACACGTGAGCGCAATTATTTCAAGCTCTATTGCAATATGCTCGCTGGCGATATCACCGAGGAAGAATTTGATAAAGAGATTGAGGAAAATGAGGACAATTACATCATTAAACAAAACAAGGATGCATCTGTAGAAGACATCGAGGTTGCTCTTGAGGTAAGCCCTGCCATCATGGATGTTGCCTCACCTGACGATATGGCTGAGGTTTTTTCTTTCAGTGAAAAATCAATGCAAAAAAGTATCAAATAATGGCTATATACATAAAGGAAGGTGAAATCATCGAGGGGAAAAAAGCTGCTGTGATTGCAAGAAGAGCTGAATGGAAAGGTCTCAAAGAAGAACCTATCACAGGCAAAAAAATGACACTCTATGAACTGGACAGAAACAGCTCCGTTGAAATCACGGAAGCCTTACAACTTAACGAGGAAGAAATACTCATACGCAAACAGATGAATGTACATGGCGAGGTGGGGGACACTATCAAAGGCGATGCCATAAGGCTATGGGTTGATTCTAAGAGAAACTCGCTGAAGTTCGATACAAAAGAGGGCGTATCGGGAAGACATGGCGCAAACCTCGCAAGCACCAACAAGAGAACTGTGAGCAAACTCAAGTACTCTTTTGAGAATTACAAACGACTTTTCAACCACTCGGCACAAGTCGAGTCTAACATTAAAGGACAAATAAAATGACTATAGATATTCTTGCATTATGTGACTTCGCACAAGATAACGATGGCAAGCTCACTATCGTGGGAACTTTCGACCACTATGTGGTTAGAAAAGCCCCTCTACCAAAGAGTACTCTCTTCTTGGTAGCCAGAGTAAAAATGAATAGTGAAGAAAGTAAAATCGAACAAAAGTTCACTACACAGGTAATCGATTTGGCCACAGGAAAACCTTTGCTCGGCAACCCTATACAAGCAAAGGTAGAACCACATCCTTCTGAAGAATTTCTGTTTAGTAACTTTATCTTCGAGTTCTCCGACCTTCAATTTCCAACCGAGGGTAATTTCATGTTCACATTTAAAATAGGTGATGTGGAAAATTCCCTACCCCTTAAAGTGTATTTCCAAAAATAATCATAGCCCCTGCTGCACCTTGCATCGGGGGCTTTTTCATTCCCCATTCCTATCATTTCTCTCAAAAAATTAACCTTTTCCACCAAAAACAAAACTTTTTCCCAAAAATATTTGGCGGTTTCAAATATTCTTCTTACCTTTGCCAACGGTTACAAGATGATAGTAGTCTATCCGGCAGGGCGACCGTTTCGCCTATGGCTTCTTAGCCGCAGGCTTTTTTTATGCCTATAAAGTATCATTTTCCCGGCAGCGGGAAAAAGGTCTTTTCAATATGGCGGCTGCATGAACCGTAAAGATTTGTTTTGTCCTCTCGGATAAGCCATCATCTTGTAACCAACGGGGAATGCAGCCGCCACCCTTTTATACAATCGGCTGTTAATGGTTACAAGATGATGCAATATGCAGAATTCTATTTTATTAAGTGATGCGCAGGTGAGACCTGTAGGCATCAACGTAGAGGAGGGCATCAAGGCCCTCAAGTGTGAAATCAAGAAGCTCGCCAAGACCAAGAGCGAAACCTTCAGTTTCCTCTGTGACGAGACGGTCACTTATGGCGACGTCGCAAAGGTCATGTTGGGTATGGTGGCTCTGATGGCCATCGTGGCAGTCAGCGGTTTCTTTTTTGGAGGGGAGGTGATGTGATGAAGCGCAAAGGTAAAAAGCCGTTCCCCTCTCGCAATCAAATTGATGCTTGCCGACTTCTTGCGAAGTGGTGCAAGCATACTAATGCTGCCGAAGCGGAGGTTAAATTCTCTGATAAATCAGATCGGGTAATATTCTCAGTTGTGGCCTGGAAGAGTGTAGATAAGCACGGCAACATCATCAGATGGCATAACAATCGTTTCTTCTACCTTCCATACAAGAGTTTTAAGGCTATGCCATACAAGATGACATTGGTCATGTACAAATCACATAAACAGACAATAAAATGAATGAGAATAATGCTACCGATCTGCGCATGACAGCTGAGGTCTGGAATGCGCTCGTGGATATGATGAACGTTGACCAACTCAACAACTTCATCGAGAACCTCGACTATATACAAGAGAAACTCGTCTCAGACGAGATGGTTACATGCTGCCTCGAAGACTTCGGAGGCGCTGGCAAGGTGCTGCTCATGCTCAACGCTTTCAAGCGCATGAGTAAATTCTTCCAAACCATCAACGTAGCCCTGGAGGCCAAAGGAGGTAAGGTATGAAAAAACGACCGATAGGCTTTGCTGCCTACGATAATGAGCAAAAGCCACAGCCACTGGAGCGAGAGTCAAAGATTGACTATGTGACAATAGCCCTTGATGCCTACTTAGAAGGCTGTGGTCCATGTGATGATCAAAATGATCAGCACGTTGACTTCCTCTCTTCCAAGGATATACAGGATGCCATCAAAGAGATGGTCTTTGCCTCTATCTCTACCATCACAGAATACATGGTAGAGCATGGCTATAAGATGATGCAGATTGAGGGTGGCAGGCTCGTCTGGATAATCAAGGATACCATGTCTGAATAACAAGAAATACAGTCATTTTTTTCTATATTGACTACTTTTCTACCAGAAAGTAGATAACATACGAGGTCGTCGTGATGACGGTCTCGTATTTTTATTTTCTCCCCTACCTTATTATCTTTGCATTAAAAAAAAGACAAGACATGATAAAAGCCACAAAACCAACATCACCACTCTTCACCAGTGAGCTCGACACCTTCTCCTTCTCGATAGGTGGCGACAGCGCAACCGTCACCATCACCTGTGCAGGAGAAGAACTGCTCAGCGAGACATACTACCCCGTCTCCGGCAACATCACCATCTACGATCTCGGCACGCTCATAGCCGATGCTGTACGCCCGACTGTGATTGCCACATTCTCAATCTCCATCACCGAGCACACAGGTGAGACAGAAACTGCCTCATGGTCAAGCGGCAGCATCACCGCCTACTATGCCACCGTTGACATCGATATGTCGGCGGCAACATTCCTCGACCGATACTTCATGTCACTCCTGGATGGCGCCAAACTCACGCGCCTCGGCCATCGAGAATATCTCCATGCAGCCGGCTCAGACAGCACCAAGGCGACCGTCACGGCGCGATACATCAAGAATGCTAATACCGTCAACACCGCCACCTTCACAGCTGATGTCACACCGACACGCACAGTCAATGGCATCACCACATTCGACGTATCACCCGACAGATACCACAACGAGGTATATGGAGATCTCTTCGCTTATACCGTGACCGTGGGCAAGCGCACACAAGAGTTCCAGATAGATCATACCGGCAGCGTGGCAGACCCGGTGCTGCTCTTTACCAACAGCTTCGGATGCCAGGAGACTTTCTACTGTCTCGGCAAAAAAAAAATCTCACCAGAGTTCGAGCGCAAGAGCGCTGTGATCTCAGGCAAGAAAATCAACTATTCTATCAGGGAGACACGCAACTTCGAGGGCGACACCGGCATCCTGCCACCATCGATGACTCACTTCGCCGAAGACCTGCTGCGCTCCGACGAGATCTATCTTTTCAGGGATTACTCACAAGACAAGCAAGTCACCATCACTGAATCCAAGGCAGAGCGCACCAATGAGGCTGACGATATGCCAGAGTTCACCTTCACCTACCAGTATGCACAGCGCATCCAAAACGTGATGTTCAAGAATATGGGCGAAGGTCGCATCTTCGATGATTCCTTCGACGACACGTTCAACTAAAGTTTCACCCTTAAAGTTTTCGCATATATGGCTGATACAAGCAAGGCAATACATATCAACGAGCTTCGCCGATCGCTCGATATCTCACGCATCGACCGCTCGCCTGTTGACATCGACTGCTGGAAGGCATCCGACGGATCCATCATCCACTACCGTGGCTGGCTCGTCACGTCCTCTAACTGGCGAGAGGGTACACACCGACTTCGCAACCCCGTCAACAACCAGGTGCGCAAGGTGCGCGACGTTTTCATCTTCAGATACAATAATCACCCAATATACTTATAGCAATGGACGACAAAAACATAGACATTACCTTCGCCACCATGGGCGACGTGATGAGCTACCAGGCATACAACCCTACGGGCGGTTTCGTGGAGTCTTCTGGCATCTTCGACGATGACGGCATCACAGACACGATGACCGTCAAGGCAAGCGATGGCAAAAACTACACCTATATCCCCTTCGGTGAAGACAACCTTCTACCCTACCAGCTCATCAAAAGCATCGGAGAGAGCAGCGTGATGGCACAGAACAAACTTTTCAACGTGCTCACCTGCTACGGTCTTGGATTCCAATACAACGACATCAAAACCAAACTGCCAAGCGACGACAAGGATGTCAATCTCTTCAAGATGCACAATTCTCTGAGCCGATTCTTCCTGGAGCAAATTACGGATATGAAGTATTTCTTTTTCTGCGTCTCGGCTATCATCCTCAACAAGAAGGGCGACCGCATCGTGGCCGTCCGACACAAGGAGGCTTGCTACTGCAGATTCACGCAGAGCAAAAACGGTCGCTCCGAATACGTGCTTTACGCCAATTGGCGCAATGCGCTGGAGCCTGAGAACATAGAGGTTATCCCATTGCTCGACGAACTCGACCCGCTTGGCGACCTGCAGGAGCGCATGGGGCTGAAGGGGCAGAGCGGACAGGTGAAGTCACGGCAAGGCGGCAATGGTCCTCGCACTAAGGCGCGTGTGTTTGCCATCGTGACACGTTTCCCTACTGCCGGATGTCAATACTATCCAGTTCCCTACTACAGTGCTATCTTCAGAGATAAATGGTATGATATCTCCCGACTCATCGCCATCGGCAAGATGTCAAAGCTCAGAAACCATGCCGCTATCCCCTACCTCGTGGAAATCCACAACGACTATTGGCGCGGCATCTTCAAGGAAGAGCACATCACCAATCAAGAAGATCAGAAAAAGCGTAAGCTCCAGGAAAAAGAAAAAATCAAGTCCTTCATCTCTGGCATCGAGAACAGCGGCAAACTGTGGGTGGCGGGATATTACACTACCCCAGACGGCAAGGAGGTCAACATGGTCAAGATCACTCGCATCGACACCTCCAAGGACGGAGGCGACTACAGCGACGACATCGCAGAGAGCAACAATATGCAATGTTATGCAGACAATATCCATCCTAACCTCGTGGGTGCTACTCCTGGCAAGAGTCAGACCAACAACTCAGGATCCGACAAGCGAGAGCTCTTCACGCTCAAGCAGTCGATAGAGAAAGCCTTCCATGATCTCATGGAGACTGTCCACTGGGTTATCATCTATTTCAACCACTGGGAGGATAAGGTCTATCCAGACGTGCCGCTCATCATGCTTACCACCCTTGACGAGAACAAGGATGCCAAGAAAGTTTCAAACAACCCAAAATCACAGACAGATGATTGATATTACCGTTGATAGATTTGAGGCAATCCTACCATTCGTAGGCGCAGCCTCTGAGGATGTGTTCAACAAGATGTTGGAATCATTTGATGATACGTATCAAGACCTCGTGACAAATATCATAGGCCAGGATCATGAAAATGATGCAACCATGGTAGGATCACGCCTACTCTTGCAGGTCGAGAGATACGTCATGATTGCCACGTTCCTTGATCGTCTGCACTCGCAAGACATCATCATGACCGACAATGGCTTCGGCGTGGTGAGCAACGACAACATCGCGCCCGCCTCGCAATTCCGTGTCGATGCCCTGGAGCGTGAGTTGACCTACAGACGTGACATGGCAAGACACAACATGATCAATGAGCTTCGCCGTGTCGATGGATGGGCAGAGACAGAGCAAGCACTTGACAATATACGGTCTTTCTTTTGGTCACCGGTCTTGCTGCGCCAATATTATTATATCGACCATAAACCGACATTCGATGACCTCGCATCTTTCAGATCTAACATCGATACTGCAGAGAATTTTCTTCGCAAGCAGCTCTCCGATGACTTGATTGACCAGTTGCTAAGCGAGGAGCGCAAGGCTAAATTCGAGCCTAACCATCGAGCAGCCAAACTCAAAATACTCGATTTCATCGCGTTGTTCCTGCCCCAAAATGGCGATAGCACAGACAGACAAGATACCCATGGCTCATTCGAGAACCTTCTTCGTTTCATAGAAGATCATCTCGATGACTTCACCAAATACAGAGACTCAACCGCCTACAAGGCCAATCACATGCAAGCGTATGAAAACAAAGCTGATGACACAACCTTCTTCTTTGCTGGCTGACGGCAGCCTGCAACTCCACGCTCCTCACTCCTGGAGTGATCTCACACAAGAGCAGCTGCGCTATGTGCTCTTCCTGCTTACACAAGGTTGGAGCGAATGGCAAGTGCGCACCTATCTCTTCGCCCGTTTCTGCGGTATCAAGGTGCTCAAGGAGAAAAAAGACGGATGGCTCTGCGAGACTGTGATGGAGAATGGTGAGAAGCTGCGCTTCTTCCTTCAGCTTTGGCAGGTCCACAGTTTGTGCGAGGCATTCGACTTCGTCTTCGATGGCAAGGGCGCAGACAACAGGCTTGACTTCATCGGTCCATACAAGGCAGTAGATGTCGAGCTGCATGATTTTCCACTCATCAACTATATGGTCTGCGATAACTACTTCCAACAGTTTCTCAAGTCAGACAAGACGAGCGACGAGCCACTACGCGAGATGGCGTGCCGACTATATCTTGATGATGAGGGCAAAGAGCCAGACTCTATCAAATGTGCTCCATCCGAGACTATGGGAGTGTTCTTGTGGTTCATGTGGATAAAAGATAACTTTTCAAAATCTTTTCCACACCTCTTCAAACCTGCGTCTGAAGATGGCGACTATGATATGACGGAGGCTATGAATGCGCAGATCCGAGCGCTCACGGGTGGTGACATCACCAAGGAGAAACAAATAGAAAAGTCTGATGTGTGGCGTGCGCTCACCGAGTTGGATGCCAAGGCACGTGAGGCTGAGGAGTTAAACGATAAACTGAAAACATCATGATTAAGACAGAGATAAACACCCCTTCTGTGCAGGTGGGCTTTGATGCGTTCTCTTACTTTAGAGATCTCACCAAACAAAACAAGCTTACCTCAGAGTTGGGCTTCATGCCTACCACCTGCAGCAGCCCACTCTCTTTCGAGGGTATGCTGCAGAACATGGCTAAGAGTAAAAACTTCGTAGTCATCGATGACACCAACGAGGGCAACGTGGCCATCAATGGTGACGGTAGTTACCGCAAGGTCATCACTTATACCGTGTGGATCCTCATGCGCTACAAAGAGTTTGACATGAATGACCGACAGGAGAAGCTCAACACGTGCCGCAAGATATTCCGGCAATTTCTGAGCAAAATCGTTATCGATAAATACGACTGGCAGTTCAAAGAATACACCTATATGCTCAGCGATCAGATAGACAGCCGTGAGATAGGTGCCTATTTCATCAACGGTCTCACAGGTGTTGAGTTCCATCTTGACGTGAGTGAGCCATTAAACCTGGAGTACAACTATGAGGAATGGAACGAATGACATCAAGCGTCCTGTCTCACAAGCAGACATCTACGCCTATGAGAAGGGATGGGCAGAAGAGATGGTCAACATCTGGAAAGAAAAGCTCATGCACTATCGCATCCGGCATACCGGTGCCCTCTTCAATAGCGTGCAAACTACTTCTTACGGTGGTTCTTCTCGCATGATAGCCCACAAATTCCTGCTCTACGGTCTCTACCAAGAGGCAGGCACAGGCAATGGCTATTACCATGGCAATCCTGGCGACCTTCATTTTCTCGATCCAGAATACCGTGCCAAACACAATCTGGGCGAGCCACGTCAGCGCAAACCATGGTTCAACAAAAAATACTATGCCTCCATCATGAAACTCAACGACATGGAGGGTATGTTCTACGGCGAGGAATACCTGGGCTTGATGGCTGACATCTTCAAGCAAATGTTTGGCAATAAAATTTAATTGAGTATGGCTGAAAAATTAGATAAGCAACAAATCAAGCAATCCTTCGAGGAGATACGTGACGAGCGCATCCCCAAGGCAAACACCGCAAGACGCATCGGCAACGCCTTTCTGTCACTCTTCGAGTTTGCCGCTCCCAACGATGAGAAACTTTCTTCCGTATATGATGATACCGCCCAAGGTCTCATCACATTCGCCAAAGGACTTGTGTCCAAGGCTCTCGCCAAACTCGCCTCGCTCTTCGTCTCTGGCGACTCACAGTTGGGCGAGAATGGCACCAAGACCACCTTCGGCGACTTCAAAACGGATGCCACAGGAGCGTCCATATCGGTTGACAAGGACGGCACATCGACCGCTGAGTTCGACTTTCTCACCATCCGACGTGCGGCATACTTTCGGGAGATTACCATCAAGGAACTGAAGCACGTGGGCGGTGAGCTGGCTTTGTCCGCTGCTGCCATGACCTGCTCCAAGGTGGAGTGGCTCAACGCCCGTGGCCGTGTCATCACCGCTGGCACGCCTACCTATTACAAGTGCTACTTCGAGACATCAGACGGCAAGCGGCACATCTATCAGGAGTTCGCCGTGGGCGACCAGGCACGCTGCCAGCAGTTCCGCATAGAGGCGGACACGACCGCCTTCGCTTCCACCAAGTACTACTGGCGACTGGTGACAGGCATCGGTGACAACTACATCATCCTCTCCAACCAAGACGGCAAGTTTGACGGAGAGGGAGTTCCTGAGGTGGGCGATAACATCGTGCAGCTGGGCTTCCAAGGCGCCAACAACCCAATCCGCACGTCAACCATCATCCTCTCCGCCACGGCAAGCGACGCACCATCGACCAAGTACTACCAGGGCATCACCTCCTTCTCACTGCAGGACTGCGAGGTCAAGGACGAGGGCTTCGAGGGCGGACAGTTCCACTCTCGCATCTACGGCACCTACTACGTGGGTGACCGTGAGCAGACCAACTTCATCGCCTACGACCCTCTCACCAAGACCGCCACCTTCAAGGGCAAGGCCATCTTCGAGCCTGGCACCACGCTCCCAGACGGCACACCCATCGAGCAGCTGCAGGGGCTGGGCATCAAGAGCGGAAACCTCCTGCTCAACTCTGGCTTCACAGGCGACTACACCTCGCAGGAGTTTGACGAAAAAATGGAAATCACCGATGAAACCACCATTTTCAGCGACTCCGCCAAATACTGGGAGTGCAAAAACGCCGAGTTCATCGAGACATCGGAGAGTGCATCGGGTCATGCTGTCACCCTCACCGATGGCGGTTTTGCGCAGCAGCTCACCGCCTCACTTATTGCAGGTGAGAAATACACCCTCTCGCTGAAGGCTCGTGGCTCGTCCCTCCGCTTCACCATCGGTGGCTACAGCGAGACCATACAGCTCATGGATGAGCTGAAGAGATACTCCGTCATCTTCGAGTGCTCCGATGCCGAGGATACACGCTTTCGCATATTTGAGGCATCGGCGACCGTGATGGAGGTCACGCTCAACCAAGGCAACCTGCCTATAGCATGGGCTACGGCCTATGATGACAACGACCACGCCTTGGCTGACTTCGAGGCGTTCAAGTACCTCACCTCCGCCATCACCGAGGCGAAGACCACGGTCAACGGTGGCCTCGTGATGACGCAGGACATACGTGTCGGTCAGTTCCACAACGGAAAGATGACAAAAGAAACGGGTGGCATGAGCGGCTACGCTGCCACCAAGAACTCGCCCTTCATCTGGGGCGGTGGCGACATCAAGCAGGCTTTCTACACCATTGGCAAGTACATCAACGATCCAGGTTACCAAGCAACCGACGAAGAACTGAAAAATATGTGCTCCTTCGTCCTCACCCACGGTGGACGTGCCATTCTCAACGACATCATCCTACACGGCTACATCTACGCCAAGGGCGGTGTCCTTCAGTCCGTCCGCTCGCCCAACGGCAACTTCTCCATCGATGAGCAGGGCAACGCCAAGCTCAAAGGGGAGATTGAGGCAAGCAAGGGCAAGATTGGCGGCTTCGCCATCAATGAGAGCAGCATAGGTACAGCTCTTAACATCATCAAGGATGAGGATGGCACCGAGGACATTGGCTACGGCAAGGAGAATGAAATGACGCTTCTGGATGAGTTCATAGTCTTCAATGGCAAGAACCGCCAGGCGATATTGGGTCAGTGGCAGTCTTTGGGCACTCCCATTCTCATGAGATTAATAGATGAGGTGGATGACTACCTGACCAGATACGGTGCAGTCATCTCCATCAAGAACAAAAAGGGAAAGGCTGCAGCCATGGTGTTCGGGGGCGGATATACGGCAGGACTGGCTCTCAAAACCGTAACTTTCAACAGCAACTCCAACAAGATTGACCGTTCAGTTAATGTGGCTTTGCTCATGGAAGAGAACACCACATACCAATTGCCAGACATGCAGCCGTATGACGATGGCCACATGATCATGGTCAAGACCATGAATGGCAGTGGCAAGAATGGGGCTTGCAATGGGATGAACATCACCGTGGGAGCCAACATCAAGGCTGATGGCACGACCAAGACACCTTACATCATGCACGACCAAGGACAGCATTCCCAAACCTTGGGGCTTGGTGCCAAGGGAGATGCAATGATTCTCATCTTCAGCACACAAATTTATTCTGATGATGGCGAGGGATGCTGGATTCAGTTCAAATGCCCTCGTGACTGGTAAAACTATAAAACGCATATATTATGGAAGATTTGAACAAAGTCCCATCTTCGGGCACGACCTTCGGCAACGTCGTAGAGAGCATCAACGCCAACTTCGGCTTGATCCTCACCGCCATCACCGAGCTGGAGCAAACCAACAAGCGCAAGTACCTCTTCTCCAACGAGGCTGAGCTGAAGGCGACCTATCCAAACCCTGACAAGGGCGACTACGCCTTTGTCGGCGAGTTGGCAAACGCTATCGTATATAAGTGCAACACCCCTGGTACATGGACCAACACAGGGGAGAAGTGGAATGTCGGCGGCACCATCGACGTGACCGCCTACGTCTCGCCGTCCGATCCCATCAGCGACCTCACGAAACTGGTGGCAACCAAGGCGCGGATGCTCCAAAACAAGGGCGAGGTGTTCCTTCCTGCCACCTCCACCAAGGCGGTGCTCGACCCCGACACCAAGCAGGTGCTCGCCGACGAGCTTTCCGACATGCGCTCCAAGGTCGAGACCTTCGAGCAGCACGTCACCTCACAGGCTGGCACCAACAAGGCACTCGCAGACAACATCTCCGCACTCGCCCAGAAGACCACAGAGCACTTCAATGCCTTGGAGCAAGGTGGCATCACCGAGGAAATGCTGAGCGACGAGCTGAAGGAGAGCCTGAGGGAGTCTGGCGGTGGCAAGGGTGGCAACACCTACAACGTCACCGACCAAGTGCCATTGGATACAGGCTTCTACACACTCGACACCGCCATCGTGGCCGTGCCGGAGAAAAACCGTGCCAAGGGTCTCTGCATCACCTTCGAGGTTTCGCAGGGCAAGTGGCTCACCAAGCAGTTCGTCGGCACGGACATCTCCTCTTGGGAGCAAGCTGCCTCGTGGGAGGATTTCGGAGGTGCTGGCACGGTCAAGCAGATAACCGTCAACGGCGAGAGGCAGACTCCCGACGGCACAGGCAACATCGACATCACCATCCCAACCGTGGAGGTGGACGAGACGCTCGACCAGGACAGCACAAACCCTGTGGAGAACAAGGCGGTCACCGCCAAGCTCAACGAGATAGAGGGCAACACCCTCGCCTCCGCCGATGTCGAGGTGAGCGATGACGAGACATCCGTCCACGTCAGCCTCAAAAACAAGCAGGGCGGCGAAATCACCACCCTTGACCTGCCGATGGGCTCTGGTGGCGGTGGTGGCGAGACCTCGACCACCAAGATTCTCATATCCGCAGTCGTTGACAACGCCATCGTCAAGCGTGGTGGCAACGCTATGCTCACCTACACCTACGACCACCAGTACAGCTCAGGTGACGAGAAGGGGCAATCGACTGGACAGAAGGCGACCGTACAGATACAGATGCGCCTCGGTGCGACCACCATCTACAGCGACACCATCGAGGATGTCAGCGCGGGCAGCTACCAGCTCGACCTCACCAAGTACCTGCAACTCGGCACGACCGACATCTATGTCATCGCCTCCACCACAGACCCACTGACAGGCAAGGCACAGACCAAGCAAGCCTACGTGTCCGTCAAGGCGGTCACGCTCTCCCTCTCGTCTTCCTTCAACATCGCCGAGTGCGTGGCGCAGGATGGCTATGGTGACAACGAGACCGTCAGCATACCTTTCGCCGTCAGTGGCTCTGGCACCAAGGTGGTGACCCTCTATGTCGACGGCAAGCAGCGCAACGCACAGACCGTCACCCGAAGCGGCACCACCAACGGCAGCTTCAACCTCTCCATGACGGGGCTTGACGATGGACGGCACACCATACAGATGGTGGCTGAGATGGAGGCGAGCCCTACGCTCACGCTCCGCTCCGACAGCATATATTTGGATATTTTGAGGGGTGCGACCGACACCCCCTACATCGGTGCGAAAATCATTTCCACCGACGGTGCCGTCTTCACCGACGACCACCTGCGCCCAACCATCAAGGCTGGTCAATACGAGCAGATGTCCTTCGACTTCGTGGCATACGACCCGGCCACGACACCTGCCTCCGTGTCCATCTACCGTGACGGCATCAAGACGCAGACCGTCAGCGTGCCTCGCACGTTGCAGGCATACACCAACCGCTTCCTCGACCAGGGCACCATAGAGATGCGCTTCGAGTGCGGCGTGACCTCCTATCCGTTCTTCGTCGAGGTGGAGAAGAGTAGCGTCGATATCATCGAGACCACGGCTGGCTTGCGGTTGAAGCTCACCGCATCGGGGCGTGCGAGCACCGAGGCGAACCCTGCCACGTGGGAGTATGGCGACATCGCCACCAAGTTCTCGGGCTTCGACTGGACCTCCAACGGTTGGACGGGCGATGCCCTCCGTCTTACCAACGGTGCGAGCATCGACATCGGCTTCAAGCCTTTCTCCTCCGATGCCACAGGCACGGGAGCGACCTATGAGATGGAGCTGATGTGCGACAACGTCACGGACCGTGACGGCATCATCCTCGACTGCATGGCTGGCGGCGTGGGCTTCCAGATGACCACGCAGGAGGCGCTCATCCGCACCACCGCTGGCACGGAGGTGAGCACCAAGTTCGCCTCGGGCATGAACTACAAGATTGCTTTCGTAGTCAGTGCCAAGGGTGGCAACCGACTCCTGCAGCTCTATGTCAACGGCATCCTGTCGGGTGCGGTGCGCTTCTCGCAGACCGACTCCATGATACAGGATTCCCCTGCCGACATCCGTGTCCTCTCGGACGATGCCGACGTGGAGCTTCGCAATTTTCGCATATACGACCGTGCCATCTCCGATGACGAGGAGCTGTCCAACTACATCGTCGATCGCAAGACAAGCAACGAGATGGTTGTCCTCTTCCAGAAGAATGCTGTCATGAATGATGAAGGCACAGATGTAGATATCGAGAAACTTAGAGCACAGGGCAAGGGTGTGATGCGCATAGTTGGTGATATCGACCTGCTCAACCAGACAAACAACAAGAAGTTCGAGATTCCTGTTGATATCTACTTCTACTCGCCATACGGCAAGCAGTATGACTTCGTCATCAAACAGTGCGGTCTCCGCATTCAGGGTACATCCTCCACGACATACCCTCGCAAGAACTACCGCATCTACATGAGCCGTAGCGAGAAGTATGGCACGCAACTCTTCATTAATGGTGTGCTGCAGGAGGACTTCCTTTATTCCTTCAAGCCGGGTGCAAGACCTGTTGACATCTTCTGTATCAAGGCAGACTTCTGTGATTCCTCATCAACCCACAATACAGGTGCGGTGCGCATCGTCAATGACGTGTTCAAGCGCTGCGGATGGCTGACACCTCCACAGGCTGCCTATAAGGGTGAGTATGACGTGCGCATTGGTGTGGATGGTTTCCCTATTGACGTGTTCTATGACCAGAATGGCGATGGCACGAATGCTTATCTCGGCAAGTACAATTTCAACAACGAGAAGTCCGGATCTGCAATTGTCTATGGCTTCGAGGGCATTGAGGGATTCAATGATGAAGCAACCTTGGCAGGACAGCGCAACAAGTGCATATGCCTGGAGTTCCTCAATAACTCAGAGCCTATCTGTCTCTTCGGCACGGCAGATCTCGCACGCTTCGATGCTGCGCTGGAATTCCGCTTCAAGCCAGATAAAACTTGGGATACAGCTGATCCTGAGGATAAGGCAGCAGTGCAGAGACTGTGGCAGTGGATATACTCCTGCAAGGGCAATCCTACCAAGTTCCAGGCTGAATACCAGGGGTACTTCATCAATGAAGCACCGTTTGCCTGGTACCTCATCACAGACTACTTAATGGGGGTGGATAACCGTGTAAAGAACATGATGCTCGTCACATGGGATGGTGTGCACTGGATGTTCATACCTTACGATATGGATACCCTCTTCGGCCTGCGCAATGACTCATATCTCAAATATGACTATACCATCACGCATGAGACATTCGATGAAAGCATCGGCAGCTATGCCTTCGCTGGTCACGATAGCATCTTGTGGGAGCTTGTCAGAGCATGCCCGGACAAGTTGCGAGAGGTCGCAGAGACCATCCGCAGCAATATGTCACTCGATTATGTCCTGCAGGTGTTCAACGAGGAGGAGATGGGCAACTGGTGCGAGCGCATCTACAACAAAGACGGCATCTACAAGTATGTCACGCCGCTCATCGAGGGTGTCAAGACCACGACGGGCGTGCAGACCTACAACTACCTCTACGCATTGCAGGGCAGCCGATACGCACACCGCTGCTACACTATACAGAACCGCTTCGCCCTCCTCGACAGCCAGTATGTCTGTGGCACCTACCGCAAGGACAGCTTCGGCTGTTACTTCGGCTACAAGTTCGGCTCCGACAACCGCAAGATCAAGATAACCGCCTCCGAGCGTTACTTCTTCGGCTATGGCTACACCAGCGGCACGCCGCATCAGAGCGCGGTCCTCGCATCCGACAAGGGGGCGCAGGTGCAGCTCACCCTCGACACCGACCTCATCGTCAACGACCCTCAGTACATCTACGGTGCCTCTCGCATCATGGGACTTGACCTCACGGATGTCAGCCACGCCATCCTGCAGACACTCAACCTGAGCAACCTCACGGCACTCCGCACGCTCGACATCAGCTGCGCAGGCACGCAATCCACGCTGGGTAACCTCATCGTGGACGGATGCAAGAACCTCCGCTCCCTCAACATGGGCGGTCTTCAGAGCGCACTGCTCACGGGCATGGACCTCACGAACAACACCAAGCTGGAGACGTTCCTCGCTTCCGACACCGCCCTCACAGGTGTCACCTTCGCCAAGGGCTCTCCGCTCACCAAGGCGGTCTTGCCTGCTACCTTGCAGACCCTCGACCTGCGCTACCTGTCCAAGCTTCAGATGGGTGGCTTGACCTTGGAGGGCACCGACAACATCACCCGACTGGTGGTTGACAACTGCCCTGGCATCGACTGGACGCAGCTCATGGCGAAGTGCCCTAACGTCAAGTACATCCGCATCACGGGCATCGACGAGGAGGGCGACGGCTCGCTCCTCCGTCAGTACATGGAGATGGGCGGTGTCGATGAGAGCGGCGGCAATGTCGAGACCTGCCGACTGGTTGGCTCATACCAGCTCACCCAGTACATCGATGACGTGGAGTTCCAGAGATACCAGCAGCACTACCCTGAGCTCAACATCATGCAGCCTCCATACACGGTGGTCGAGTTCGACGACAGCGTGGCGGACGATGCCAACGTCAGCAACCTTGACAACGAGACGGGCTACAAGTATGGCAATGCCTACCAGCCTTCGGGTCACATCAAGTCCTACCTCAGCCAACGCCACCGCGTGTTGGCCAAGGTCACCAAGAAGGCGACGCAGCGCAACGTCAGCATGGCGGGCGTTGACACGGTCATCAATAACCTCGACGGCGAGATGACCTACTATCCGCTCCACGATGACAACTCCAACTACTACGCCGATGCCAAGGAGGTGCGTGACTGCTCGGCTGCCAAGCTCGATAGCTCCGAGGGCGACATCATGATGCTGGAGCCACATCACTGGTTCAAGGGCATCAATGACTATCTGAACAGGAAGCACTACATTTGCTTCTCCACCAACAAGACAGTTCCGTCCGTCTCTGCCGATACTGTGCAGATGACCATCGATGAGATCAAGTTGTCCAAGGGCGGATGGCGAGAGGGGTACAAGCTCACCGCCAACAAGCCGACACTCAGCGAGTCATACGTGGCAGATACCAACTACGCAGTCATCAAGGTCGATGTAGAGGGATATAGCCGTGTCCGCTTCCCTGCTGTCCCTGGCACCAACATGATTTGCTCGCTCTTCCTCGCAGAGGACGGCAGTGTCATCAGCAATGTGCTCGTGCCGACCATCAACCTCACCTTCGAGCGTGGCCAGTATATCATATCAGACATACCAGACAGTGCCAAGACCCTTTGTGCTACCGTGTGGAAGAACACGCCTGGCGACAAGGTGGTGCTGAGCAACTCCGACAAGATTGAGGACATGGAGCCTGACTGGGTGGAGATTGATGAATACCTCTGCGGTGTCGTGGGCAGTACTGTCGTGGGCGACAAACTCAGAGCTTGTGTCTCTGGCGGTTCTACCACAGCCAACATGGCATGGTCAGATTTTCACTACTATTCCGTGCTAAGAGGTATGCAGCAGATTGATTTTGGCATGCACAGCGACATCGCCAACCTCTTCTACATGAAATATGGCCGTCGCAACTCGCAGGAACAGTGTGGTGCAGGTTCGCACACCAACAACCGCACCACTGGCGGCACAATGGCGCACGGTATCGCAGACACCATCGGCTACGATGCGGCAAAGGGTGTCAACGCCTCCGTCACCAACAGCATCGTCGATAACGGCGTGCATCAATATGCTTGGTACTTGGAGGGCGACGAGGAGAGCGGTGCGACCACCGTCAAGCAGGTCAATAACATTTGCTGCTGTGGCTACGAGGACATCTACGGTCACAAATACGACATGGTGGACAACTGCGATATGCCGAATGACAGCGCACACTCCAATATGCTGCGCATCTTCATGCCTGACGGCAACACCAGGTACATCAAGGTGTCAAGCTACAACGACATCTGGATTACCAATGTCTATCATGGACAATATGGCGATGTCATCGCCGTCGGCAGCGCATCAGGCTCGGCAAGCACCTACTATGGTGACAAATATTGGGTGAACGGCTCTGCCAACCGTGTGCTCTTTCGGGGCTACTACAATGCGTACTCGTATGGCGGCATCTCGTGCACGGGTGCGTATGACGTCGCGTCGGGCGCGTACACGAATGTCGGGTCGCGCTTGGCCTTCCGCGGAAAAATCGTCAAAGCGTCGAGCGTAGCGAGATACAAGGCGACAAGCGAAGTAGCGTAAAGCGAAAGAATGTATAACGAAAGAATCGACCTCTATACAGGGTATTTCAAAAATACCGCCTGTGGCGGTCGATTTTTTTTGTTTTTCGCATATATATGAAAAAAATAAGCTATCTTTGCAGCCATGAAGGCAGAGTCTCCCAAGACCGTGTGCTCTTTCGGGGCTACAACAATGCGAACTCGAATGGCGGCATCTCGTACACGAATGCGAATAACGACGCATCGAACACGAACACGAATGTCGGGTCGCGCTTGGACTACTTACCAATCGGTTCTACGGCACAGCCGACGTGTCGGCATCGCAGTGACCGAGGGAGATGCGCCACGCTCATAGAGTGAAAAATCAATGTGGTGGGTAGAGTTTGGTAGGTCCTTCATGGATTCGAAGAAGTCAGACCCCATAAAGGAAGGCTATGCGCAGAGAAGGCAATATCATACAGGAAATCATCGACCATGACAACATGTCCGATTCCTTCGACCAGGTTCTTCGTGGCACCGTTCGCAAGAAGTGCCGTGAGGGGCAAGAGTTGTTGGCGCACCGTGAGGAGGTCATCGCCAACCTGCAGCGTGAGATAGCCGACGGCACGTTTACCGTGTCCGAATATCGTGAGCGTGACATCTATGAGTATGGCAAGCATCGCAGACTCCAGATTGTCAAGATGGAGAGGCGCATCGGCTGCCACGCCATCATGCGTGTGGTTGACCGACACCTGCACCGTAGGTTCATCAGAACCACAGGCGCAAGCATCAAGGGGCGTGGCACGCACGACATGATGCAGCAGGTGAGCGCAGTTCTCCGTGATAATCCACATCTCAAGTATGCCTACCAGTTCGACATCAGACACTTCTACGAGAATGTTGACCACCAACTTGCCAAGGATGCCTATGCCCATGTCTTCAAGGACAAAGTCTTGCTTCAGATACTGGGCTGTCTCATCGACCTCTTGGAGCAGGGCATCAGCTTCGGGCTTCGCACCTCGCAAGCCACAGGCAACCTTATCCTCTCCATTCACCTCGACCACCCTCTCAAAGACGAGATGGCCGTCAAGCATTACTTCAGATATTGTGACGACGGTCTGGTACTCGCAGAGACCAAGGCTGAGCTGTGGGTGATTCGTGATGCCATCCATGAGATGCTGGAGGCTATCGGCTTCGAGGTCAAGCCCAACGAGCGGGTCTTCCCTGTCACCGAGGGCATAGACTTCGTGGGATACAAGATATACCCCGACCATGTGCAGCTTCGCAAGCGCATCAAGAAGAAGTTCGCTGCCAAAATCAAGAAAATAAAATCGCGCAAACGTCGCCATGAGCTCATCGCCTCGTTCTGGGGCATGACCAAACACGCCGACTGCGCCAATCTTAACAATAAACTGATAGGAGAAAAAACTATGAGATCATTCAAAGACCTGAAGGTCACCTATAAGCCTGCCAACGGACAGAAGTATTTCCCTGGCGACACCATCTCTATTCGTGATTTGGTCAACCTCCAAATCATCGTCCATGATTTCCAGCTCGGTGTCAAGACACGAGAAGGAGAAGATCGCTGTGTCGTTTCTATAGAAATGGGGGGGCAAATGAAAAAATTCATAACAAATTCAGAGGAAATGAAAAATGTGCTTAGCCAAATTAGCGAGATGGAGGATGGTTTCCCCTTTGAGACAACCATCAAGGCCATGGCTTTTGGAAACGGTAAAACTAAATATGTTTTCACATAATGGATAGAATAAATGGTAGTTCTGACGTACAACTCTTCGAGTGTACAAATCCTGTCAGAAATTATTGGCGCATCAGGTTCGATGTGCAAAAGAATGAGGATGGCTCGGCTGACTATATGGAGCATCAGTTCCAGCACAAGCCTTCTTTGGCTGAAATCAAGTCTGTCATCAACAATTTCTATAATGAGCAGACTGATGCCAACATTCTCTCTGGTCTTCAATATGATGGGCAAATGGTATGGCTCTCCGCTGAGAACCAAGCAAACTACAAGGCTGCATACGACCTCGCAGTACAAACACAAGGCGAAAGTTTGCCTTACAAGGTGAAGCTCGGCTCTGAGGATGCACCTGTATATAAGGAGTTTAACAGTCTTCAAGATTTCAAGGCTTTTTACCTCGCCATCCAAAAGCACATCCAAGAAACCATCTCTGAGGGATGGAAAAAGAAAGACTCCATAGACTGGAGCCAATATCAAGCCTAACCAGTTAGGCTTATTTTCGCATATATACGGCAAGTCAAGCGTACCTGTTCCTGCTTGGCTTGCCGTATTTTTATTTTCAATCTCCGATATGTACTTTTGTACCAGATAAACTAAAGTACATATCATCATGCAGAAAAATACAAAAGAATGGATACAATACGGCTCGGCAGTGGTCGTATTGATTTTCGCAATAGTGCTGGTATATATCAGCTATTTCACGTCGAAAACGCAAGATGTGACCGACAACGTGCTCTGGTACTTCGCACAATCACTCATGTACGCTGGCAGCATCTTCGGTGTCGCCATCGCCATCGACGCCAAGTTTGAAAACATCAAAAACAAATTTTTAAATCACAATAGAGATGAGAAAGATTAAACGCATTTTCGTGCATTGCACAGCTGGCTCGCAACGTCAGAGCATCGAGGATCTTAAGGCAGAGTTCCGCCTGAAGGGTTGGAAATATCCTGGTTATCATTACGTGGTGGACATCAATGGTGGCATCCATCAGCTTCTCGCCATAGAGCTGGTCAGCAACGGTGTGCAGGGCTATAACTCCTCTGCCATCAACGTTGCCTACATGGGTGGCATTGACAGCCACGGCAAACCTATCGACAACCGCACTCCAGACCAAAAGGATGCTCTCGTTTTGCTGCTTCATAGACTGAAGCAACAATTCCCTGATGCGCAGATCATGGGGCACCGTGACATTTGGGGCACAGACAGCAAGAAGTGGAAAAAATGGTGCCCTTGTTTCAACGCTATCGACGAATATAAAGACTTATGATCATGAAGGATATTAAACTCACCATCATCAAGGTTCTCTCCGTGCTTTTTGTCATCACCTTGGTTGCCCTTCTGGCAAGCATTGCCGAGAGTCACCAGTTGCAGAGCAACCTCGACCGGCAAACCTCAAATGTGGGTGCGCTCACCTACGACATCAAGTACGACAAACTGGATGACTCTCTGCCTGTAGCGCAAAACGCCGCCCTGCAAGCTAAGGTCTCAGAGCTGGAGCAGCTACACCTCACCGACACCAAGCTCATTAAGGACTTGAAGGTTAAACTAAAGGATGTACAAGCGCAACACACCCTGTCAGCAGAAACCGCCGACACGGTTATCATCGCCCCAGTTCCCGGTACTGCCGACTCAGTTTTCGCATACAACGACAAATGGCTCTCGCTCCATATCGATATCCCTAAGCGGGAGTGCCAGTATGTAGCCTACGACAGCCTCACCACCATCGTGAGCCGCACTTACAAGCACCGCTTCCTCTGGTGGCGGTGGGGCACCAAGGGCTACGAGGTGCGCATCGTGAGTTTCAACCCTCACGCTCGCATCAAATATTCCAGATACATAGAGGTCGAAAAATGAAAGATTTAACATAAAAAACTTGCTTATTTCAAAAATTATTATTAAATTTGCAACAAAGATAATAATAAAGATTGGAATTATGTTTGAGATTTTGATTATATCGGCGATATTGGCTTATGCTACACTCGGCATTGGCCATGCTTTGAGCAAGATAGGTAGTCATTCTTGCTCTGTGTCAAATTCTTCATATTCTCCAAATGGTGAAGATTATAACGAGAAAATTCATCTGTTATCTCATAATAATTCAGCAAGTGAGATAACTCGAAAAGATGGTCTTTACTACATTACTATAGAAAACTCTATTACAGGGGACAAACAAACACTAAGTCACAGAAATAAGAAGTATCTTTGCTGGAATGCTGAAGATGTGGCAACAAAATTCGCACTGAGAGAAAGAGACGAATTTCATAAAGAAGATTTAAATACGAGGTCGTAAGGAAACGGTCTCGTATTTTTATTATATCCCTATCCTTACTAACTTTGCCATAAATATAAAAATTCTATTATGGCAACAAGTACAGATACTCATATTAGCAGAGTTATCCTTGACACCAAGGATGCAAAAAACAGACTCAATGAGTTAGAAAATAAATTAAAAGAAGTCCAAAAAGCAAAAGAGGAAGCCTATGCAAAAGGGGAATCGGTTGCAGCTTTTGAGAGACAGATCAAAAAACTGAAAGCAGAAACGGATGCTTACAGGACAACTCAACAGAAAGTCAATGATACGCTCAAAAATCTTTCTTCAGCTTCATACAAAGATTTACAACAGATAGCCAAAGCTCTCAACAAAGAGTTGAAGAGTGGTGCCATCGAGCGTAATTCAAAAGAGTGGAAGAAATTGCAAAAGCAATTAAAAGATGTTAGGGCGGAGATGCAGCACATCAATAACGAGGGTAAGGCTTCTAAAAGTCTTTGGTCTCGTTTCGTCGATACGCTCAACACCAACTGGGGTGCAGTTTCTCAGATTATTGCAGCATATGCAGGTCTCTCTATGACCTTACGCAAGTGTGCTCAAGCATACGCTGATATGGAAGAGTCGATGGCCGACGTTCGCAAATATACAGGTCAGACCGATGAACAAGTTCACCAGATGAATGAGGACTTCAAGCGCATGGATACTCGTACCACTCGTGAACAGCTCAACGAGTTGGCAGGCTCTGCAGGTCGCCTTGGCATCACCAGTAAGGAGATGATTGAGGAATTTGTGGATGGTGCAGATAAAATCAACGTAGCTCTCGGCGATGACCTCGGCAAGGGGGCAGTCGATAAGATTGGTAAACTGGCACAGATGTTTGGCGAGGATAAAACCAAGGGATTACGCGGTGCAATGCTCGCCACTGGTTCTGCCGTCAACGAGCTTGCCCAGAACTCATCAGCCAACGCTGGTTATATCGTTGATTTCACTGCTGATCTGTCGGGTGTAGGCATTCAGGCAGGCATGACCCAAGCACAGCTCATGGGTCTCGCCTCTGCCCTTGATCAAAATATGCAAGAGGAGGCAACTTCCGCCACCGTCTTCGCACAGCTCATCACCAAGATGTATCAGGAGCCAGCCAAGTTCGCAAAGATAGCCGGCATTGAAGTGAAGAAATTTTCTAATCTCATGAAGACCAATGCCAACGAGGGCTTGATGAAGTTCTTGCAAGCCATGAAGTCAAAGGGAGGTTTCGCTGAGATGGCTCCGATGTTCGAGGAAATGCAACTCAATGGTACTCGTGCCGTGGGAGTTCTCTCTGCCGTAGCTTCCCATCTCGACCAAGTGAAGACTGCGCAAGACCTCGCTAACCAATCGTATGCTGCTGGTACCAGTGTGCTCGATGAGTTTAATGTCCAGAACAATACCGTCCAAGCAGACCTCGACAAGGCCAAGAAGCGTTTTCAGGACCTTACCATCGAACTCGGTGAGAAACTCATTCCCGTCACCCGATATGCCATATCGACCATGAGCGTAGGCATCCGTGTGTTATCAACTTTGATAACTTTCACGGTTACGCATGCCAAAGGGTTGACGGTCCTTGCCACTGCTATTGCAGTTTGCACAGCCCTCTGGTATAAGGAGATTATCGCCATCAAGCTAAAAAATGCTGCTACCGCATACGCTACAGCGGTAGATAAAGCCTACATCGCTACCGTCACCCTTTTGCGCACAGCTATGGTTGCCCTGCAAGCGGCATGGGCTTATCTCACCAAAGGCGTGCAAGGCTACATCGTGGTAATGAGAGCTGCTCGTCTTGCCAGTCTCACCAATCCGTGGGCAGCTCTCGCCACAGTTCTCACTGTGGTGGGTGTGGCCGTCTATGGTTGCTATAAATACATCGTGAACTACAACAAGGCTCTGCACGACAATCTCCAATCTGTCAAGAATGCAAAGGCTGTCGCTGAATCACAGGCAAATTTGGCTAAGAAGGTTTCAGAAGCCACCCTTGATGAGCGCAATAAAATTGATATGCTCAACAAGGTTATCCATTCCAATGCCTACACCGTCGATGAGCGCAGACTGGCTATCGCTAACATGCAAAAACTCGTGCCGGAATACCACGCCTCTATCTCTAAGGAAGGCAAACTATACAACGACAACCAGATAGCCATCCAAAACTACATCAAAGAATTGGAAAATGCTGCGATGGCGGAAGCTATCTATGAGCGTAAAGTGGAAATCAACAAGAAGAGACTTACCCTCAAGCAAAAGGAGAGACGCATACGTGGTTCTCTCAAAGCTGTGGATGCCGAGCGTCAAGCTCACCCGAAGAAATACGAAAGTGAGGCTGTGGCTGATGCTTTGACAGGTCAACTAATCGAACAAAACGAAGCTCTAAAAAGCAATCAGAAGCAAAAAGAGATTCATACTCAAAGGCTACAAAGCAACCTAAGCCAACAACAAACACTCGATGCCGAGGATAAGTTCCTGGATACCGAGATTAAAAAGAATACCAAACTTCAGCAACAATATAAAAAGGTGGAGAAGAAAAATACGCAAGTAATCGCTACTTCCAATAGTAGTACTCCAGCATCTTCCACTCATACTATGACCGATAAGGAGCGCAAGGCTGCCGAGAAAGCCAAGAAAAAGCAGGAGGAAGAGGCTCGCAAGGCTGCAGTCAAGCGAAAGGCTGATCTCAAAAAGGAGCTTGATGATGCCAAGAAGTCAAACCAAGCAGAGCAATTAGAGGCTACCACCCTCTACTCTACTGGACAGATTCGCCTCGCCGAATACAACGACCGCATGGCGCAAATCAAAGAACAAGGCTTACAGCAGCGCATGGATATCCTCAAAAAGTATGGCGAGGCTGAGAGTGAGGAATACAAACGGCTGAATGCCGAGAAAGGAAAAATCGCAGCCGACTACGAGAAGAAGCAGACAGCTGATCTCGAAGCCATCGAGACCAACAGACAGACTGCCGAAATGAATATCCGTGCCAACTACTACAACAAAAAGTCCGATATCTACCATGACGAAGATGCTCTCAATGAAGCTCTCTTCCTGCTCGACCAAAACTATCTCGACGAGAAACAAGAGCTTTATCTGTCATCATCCGATGAGTACTGGCAAATCGAGAAGGAGCGTGAGCGCAGCCAGCTTCAGCATCAATACGAGCGTCAGGAGCAATACGACAAAACCCTCATGCAGCTCAAACAAGAGTATCTCAAAATGGGAAACGAGGAGCAAATGAAGTTGGAACTGAAAGGTCTTGACGAGGTTCACAAGGCGGGTCTCGTCAGCGAAGAGGAATACCAACGCATGAAGATGGGCATCGCTAATAAGTACGCATCATACAAGCCTTCAGTCGATGATCAGCGCAAGGATGATGCCAACACGGCCCTTGATACTGCTCGCAAAATGAGCAAACCGCAAGATGATCATGGCACCATGATGAGTGACAACATAGGTTCTGTCATCGGTGGCGCTATGTCTGCCGTAAAACAGCAGAAGATGGTCAACGACAATCTGGACAAGCTTCGTAAAGAGGACAAAATCAGCGAGCAAGCCTACCAGGACGCTAAGAAGCAGATGAATAAAGATACCTACAATACCATCCTCTCCGTGGCATCCGCAGCCTTCAGTAGCATGTCGGGTATGATGTCAGCTGCGTCCGCCTACTCGCAAGCTTGCTCTGATCTCGAAGTCGCCAAGATAGAGAAAAATTACGATAAACAAATCAATGCCGCCGGCAACAACTCTGCAAAGAAAAAGAAATTAGAGGAGAAGCGAGACAAAGAGATTGCCAAAGCGAAGACAAAAGCAAACAAAAAGGCGATGGTCATGGAGCTCGCGCAAGCCATGGCCCAGACTGCTACTGGTGCCATCTCCGCCTACTCGTCAACTATGGCTGGAGCTCCATACCCAGCCAACCTGGTGCTCGCTCCAATCTCAGCAGGCATCGCTCTTGCAGCTGGTATGCTACAGGTGGCAACCATTAAAAAGCAACATCAGGCAGAGGCGGCAGGCTACTATGAAGGAGGTTTCACTGGTCCTGGCAGCTGGAAGAAAGAGGCAGGCGTGGTCCATGCCGGCGAGTTCGTAGCTAACCATAACGCAGTCAACAATCCTCAATTGCTTCCTGCCCTGAAACTCATCGATGCTGCGCAGCGTAACAACACCGTCGCCTCTCTCACCGCACAAGACGTGAGCCGTGCCATGGGTGGTGGAGGTGCTGCCGTGGTCGCTCCTGTGGTAAACGTATCGACAGACAACGAGCAAGTTACTGCAGCCCTCGATGGTGTGAGTGCAACCATCGACCTACTCAACCAGCAGCTCAACGATGGCATACAAGCTGAGGTGGTTATCACGGGGCGCAATGGCTTCGCCAGAAAATGGAAAGATTATAACAAGATGTTAGACAACAAATAGCTTATGATTACATGTATTATCAATGGCATGGCTGCTTATCCTGCAGCCAGCCAATCCATTAAGATAACATACGCCAACCAATACGTCACCGACGATGGCGAATACTCCTATGATATCACCTTCCCGATGTCAATCATGAATAATCGCAGGGTTTTTGAAAATGTCAGCAGATTCGACGTATCAAAGAATACCAAAAAGTATGACGACTGCAAACTGTACGTTAGCGGACGGCTCGTCCTTTCTGGTGTAGGCACGATTATTAGTGTAACAGAGTCGGATATCAAACTGCAGATTGTGGGCGGAAAATCCCGCATCAAATACAATGATAGGATGACCAAACATTATATCGATGAGATTCCATTGGGAACAGCAGATAAGCCAGGATATGATGTTGATAAGGGCTGGTCCCAGAAATTCAAAGACAAGATTAGTGAAATATACAGATTGGATGAGGATAAATCGAAGTTTCTGGGTGTGCTGGGTAAATGGTGCTTTATGCCAGTAAGAGACGAAACAAACGATCTTATCGCTAATTTTGTTGGAGTGGACAGAACCAAGCAGTTTATCGGCTACAATGCGCCATTTATCACGAACCTGGCAGTTCAGCCCAACCTGATGCATATTTTCCGCAAAGTAGTGGAATACGAAGGATATACTCTCAAGCGCAACGACTTCGACTGCAAGCCATGGAACCTCCTGTATATCGCTTCAGCCTACAAGACCCGTGAGCTTCGTAAGGCACTTCCTCATTGGTCCAGCTATACCTTTATAGAAGAATTCCGGAAACTATTCAATGCCACCATCGTTTTTGACGATATCAAGAAGACCAGCTCGGTTATCAACGCTTCAGAACTGACAACTGCTGATTCCGTAGAAATTGAGCCTTTGGATGAATACACTACGGATTACGATGAAGATGGTTCCTTCTCCACGTCATCTACAGCAAACCTGGAATATAATCTTGGAGATTCTGCCAACAGAGACAACTACGAAATTATCTCGAAAAAAGTTTTCGATAGTTTCGAGATTGTTCATAGCAAAGAGTTTATGGGTTTAGATAGACAATTTGCTTCTACCACGTTGTTGTGGTCTGAAAAAAAGAAACGGCAGACCATCATCGAGAATTTCGGCGACTACTACATATACGTGGAAGACGAAAACGGGAATAAAAGCTGGAAGCTTGCTGGAATCTGGTCACCATTAATCAGGAACAGTTCGTCTGATGATTATGTCGACTTGAACATATCTCCTGCTGCGCAAGTAGTAGAAAATATCAATTTCAAAACCGGATTAATAGGCGAAAACAACTACTACGAGAAACGATGTCTTCTATCAATTCCAAATGACAAAGAACCCGATTCCAAGGAATGTGATGTTGATGAAGACGGATATAGCTATACGTCCGTACAGGATGCGATCGACGATGAATCCACACTCGATAACTCGGAGGATGATCAAGAATGCATGAACATATTCTTCATTCTTCCGGGCAGAGTGCAAACGGGCGACGGGACTACTGCAAATCTATCGTGGGTAGGTGAAAAGTCCAGATGGCCGCAGTTTATGACTGATTACCGCATCAACGGGGGTTACAGATTTAGCGGAATAGCCTTCATAGACGATGCCTTCTATTCGTTGGCACTCTGCACGAAGAGCGAAATAGGTACAACCTGCCTGAGATCCTTGCATGATAACGGTCTCAAAATAGACAACAAGAACTGCCTTCAGGTAAAGTTTAAAAGTGACGTCATCCCTGATCCATCCAGAACATACATCATTCATAACAAGAAATTTGTATGCGAAAAAATCGAGTTGGAAGTCAAGGATGACCAGATTGAGCCAATCTTCGTTGGCTACTTTTACATGATGTCGTAATCTCCGAGGAGACTAAAGCCCACCTTTAAAGTGCTTAGTCTCCTCGTTTACTTTCATCTGATTCTTGATATATCGGTTTGTCACGGATATGTCTGAGTGGCGCGCCTGTTCCTTGGCAACAACGATGCCCTGTGCGTTCGCCAAGTCCCTGATGCCCGTATCCTTCAGGCTGTAAAACTGGTACTCCTTAGGGAATCCTAAGGCAGCACGCATCTTACCCCATTCTACTCTCAACTGGTTGTATGCCGCACGAGTATCCCCAGGTTTTAAGCTCTTACCGAAGATATAATTCTGGCTTGGATGCTCAAATATCTTCAGTTCAATCATGAGCTTCAGTATCTCATCATTCAAGGCAACAAGTCCATCTTTCCTGTTTTTGCTGATGGAAGAACTGATGAAGACGGTCTGGTCCTTGATGGATACATCGCCAATCTTTATCTGCGTCAACTCATTCGGGCGAATGAATGTGTAATATTCAAAAAGGCAAGCCAAAAGAAAATGTTTATTGTGATCATACAAGTATTCCTTCAGCCTTCTCAGCGCCCCGTCGGAGAGAGGATCTCTGAACTTCTCCGTCTGAGCTATGTTGCGAATGTCGATAGCAGGATTCTCCGTGATATACTTTCTGTCCATCAACCAGGTACCGAAGGATACAAACCAGGAGCGATAGTTATTCCTGGTCGTAGAAGAGACGTCACGATCATACATCAGATGGTCAAGGAAGTCGATAACAAAGGATCGGTCTAACTGATAGGCATATTTGATGCCCTTGCATTCCTCGATAAATGTCTCGAGCATCTTGACACGACTGAGATAGTCGATAGAGGTCTTTTCCTTCATCGACTTTTTGTCAGTCATAGCCTTAACATAATCACGGTATCTACCGATGATAATAGGTATTTCCGTGAATTGGCGAGACTTGTCAACGTTCACCCAAGGATTCCATCCTGCCGTCAATTTAGCTGTGATATTGTAGATAAGCAAACTGCCCATCATGCGCTTTTTCTGGTCTGTCTTAAACTTGTTAAGCATGTACTTCTTGCGCTTCATTCGTCCCGATACTGGGTCGTGGGCATAAAAGTCAACATACCAGTTGCTCCCCTTGGTATGCATCACTGGAAGCGTGAATCCTAACATTTCACGCGAACTCAAAAAATCAATTTCCTTTGCAGTCATTTTTTTTCATTGCCCGTTTTACTGGTCAATGATATTCAACAATCTAGATCTCGTTACCGTCCTATCTCTAAAACGGCAAATCGGATAAGATGTTGCTTATCAACTTCTTACCCGATATTAGTTGCGGCGGCAGGACTCGAACGTGCGACCTCCAGGTTATGAGCCTGGCGAGCTACCAACTGCTCCACACCGCGATATAACAAACTCATTTCTGATTTGCGAGTGCAAAGGTACTACTATTTTTCCATTCCGCCAAATATTTCTAGCAAAAAGTTAGGTATTTAACAGTATTTTA